CCGCATCGATACCCCAGGGATAGCCGTCGTAAGAAAAGCTGTGCTTGACCGAAGTTTTCACGCTCGTTCCGCGCACCACGCCCAGCGACTGACCGTCCGCGCGGTTTTCCTGCCATACGTCCGACGCGTATACTTTTTCAACGTACTGTGCCATTGCCGCTCCTCCCCACATACCCCGCGCGGATCATCATTTTTCGGTTTTCTTTCTGCGCTTTTACCGCACTCATTTGCTGTGCGCGGCGTTCGGGATATTTCTTTTTCTCCTGCACGGTCATCACTCCTTCCAAATGCTCATCCTGCCTTTTTTATCCTGCCACGCTCTTCCGTGATATTCCTCGCTTATGAAAAGCATCAGCTCCAAGGACCTTTTTTCACCCTGTACGTCCCCGGTCCGTACAAAGCCTTTTCCAAAGCGCACCGCATCACCCTGCGGATTCTTTTTCCCGCAGCAAAGCCATTCTGCCTCGGTAGGGCAAAGCTTCGTCAAACTTTGATTCAGGGTTACACCGTTCTGATAACTGCGGAAAAACACCTGTCCTTTTCCCGCTCCCACCATCTGCTGCATCCGGCCGGCATGATCCAGCAAACGATGCTCCGGCAGGGATACGGTTTTTTCTGTCTCATCCATTCCAATGATCTCCTGCCATTCTTCCTCGCCGATGCGTCGGACCCACCAGAATTCACTGTCTGCCGTAAAAGATCCGCCATCTTTTTCCCGATAAACAAACGTCCCCTCCAACTGGTACACAAAAGTCAGGCCATCTGATGCAGGATACAAAAGCTTGCCGTTTTCCATCGATATGCTGACAAAATCGGCGGGACGTTCTTCTGCACCTGTTTGCGCAGCCCAACGGCAAAGCGCATCGAGCAGGATTTGGTTTTCTTCCCTCGCCTTTTCGTCAGGGGCAAACAGAGACAGCTGCAGCAAAAAGTCTTGCTGCCAGCGCCCGTCCATCGCCGAAACAAGACGCTTTCCGGTCGGAAACAACCCCGCGCAGGGGCGATTTTCTTCCAGATGATCCACACGGACCGATTTGATTTCTTCAGGCAAAAGACCGCTTTCTTCGATCATCTGCTGAATCAGCATTACCGTCTGCATCCGCTACACTCCTTCCAATTCCCAGTGCGACAGACCATGGGGCGCCAGCACCGGATGCACCCGGTTGATGCAGACCGCATCCTCCCGCTGCCGCAAAAGCGTTTCCGGCTCTTTTGCTGCGACTTCGTCGCCAAAGAGGAGGATATCCCCCACCTGAAAGGTAAAGACCTTCTCTTTCTCCTCTTCCGAAAGGCTCTGCCAGCGAGACGGAGCGACATACTCCTTTTCCGCTGCCACCGCCGGCACCAGGACCTTTGCCCGGTTCTTCTCTTCCAGCCCCTTGTTGCTGTACTGACGTCCGGGGTAGCCGCCCTCTTCCGCAGAGGACCAGAACACCCCGAAAAGCTTTGTGGAAAACCAGTGCGCCTGACCCTCTTTTTCCCAGCGGTTAAGGATTACCGCGCTGCTGTTGACCATCATCTGCCGCACCCCCGATACAAAAGTTTTTCCGGCAGATACAGCTTCGCCGCCTGATACAGCGCCGCAGTGCTGTCCCCGTCCCGATAGGAAACGGCGTATTCTCCCGCTGTCTCGGCTTTGACCCCTTCTTTGCGAAACAGCTTTTCCATCTCCTCCGCCACGGCGCACAGAGCCATCTTCGCCGCCTGCTCGCCGGACTGTTCCCACCAGCTTTCTCCGCAGGCAAACCGCAAAAACGCCTCAGCCCGCAGCGCAAAGCGGGAAAACAATGTCTGGGGCAGATGCCCCAGATATTGCTCCTGATAAAAGGTAAAATCGACTTTCATCGTCCTTACCTCCTTTTTTCTTAAGCCTGGCAGTGCAGATAGATGCCCGCCAGCTTGTTCTCGTATACGTCCGCCAGACCGTATGCGCGGTAAAAGAACTTCCAGCCGTCCGAGGTCTGGTTCTCCTGGGGCGCAATGATCTTGTTGACGGTGTGCTTGGGATACTGCAGCAGCGCACCTTTGTGGATCACCATAAAGTTGATGGCTTTTGCCTCTTCGCCTGCCGCGAAACCACCGACCGTCTCACCCTCGGATGCGCCGTCGTTCAGCTTCACCTGAGTGTAGAAACGGCTTTTGGGGACCTTCACCACCTGCTGAAAGCTGTCCAGTACCGCCTTGGATTTGGTGGTGTCCACATTGAGGATCAGATTATAAAGCTGAGAGGAAATGAACAGATATCGCTGATCCACCGGCACCTCTGCGTCGTCCATGGCGTTCTGCGCCTCGATCAAAGCCGCCAGCGCGCTGTCGCCGTCGGTCAGCTCGCCCTCTTTTTTGCCGATACCCTCGTGCGAAGCGTAAGCGGCAAAGCGGAACGCATCCATCTCCGGTGCCGCCTTGGTGCGGACGAACTCGCCCGCCAGTCTGCCAAAGGCAACGCCGGCAGTTTCCTCGTTGTCCATGGCATCCACAGTAAAGACACGGCCACGGTCGTAGTTAAAGTTCACAGTCTCGTAGTTGAGAGTCACGTCGCCGTCCACATAGCCGCCGCTGCGGGAATAATCCGCCAGACCGTCCATGCTGATCTTGGGAACCACCATCTCGCCGGCGTTGGCGCCCATCTGCACCAGTTCGCTGTCGCCGTCCAGAACAGCGGTCAGCGCCGCGCTCTGATAGACCTCATCCAGTTTATCGGTATACTTTTTAAATTTTGCCAGAGTGTTCATATTGTTCATCCTTTCTTATCGTTCGCCCGCCAGACCCATGATCTGACGGACCTTCTCCTCGTCTGCGCCGGTGATCGCACCGCCAAAGCGGATAAACTGCGGCACCGACTTTTCCTCGAACAGATAGCCGTTTTCGGCTTTGATCTGTTCCAGCTGCTCGGTAAGACCGAGAACGCCGCCGTCCTCGCCCATGACCAGCTTCTCCTCACAGATGAGCGCCCGCACCGCCTTGTGATTTTTGGCGCCCAGCTTTTCCAGCTGATGGGAAAGGCTCATCTCATAGCGGCTCTCCTGCAGCTTTTTCTGCCAGATGCTTTCTGCCGCTTCGGCCTTCTCCTTCCAGCTTTTCGCCTCCTGTTCCAGCGCAAGACGTTCCTCTTCCCACCGCTTCACGCTGTCCTTACTGCGGACTTTCTGCATCTCACGGCTCATTTCGTCCTGCACCGCCCGGATCTGCGCTTCGCTCAGACCCAGCTCGATCAGCTTCTCCTTTTTCATCCGTTACTCCTCCTTTTCATCCAGTCCGCACCGGGATTTTGCCGTCTCTTCGCTCTCACCGAAAAAGCGGACCCGATACTCCCAGGGCTGACAGATGCCCGTTTCGATCTGTTTGATAAACAGCTCTTTCTCCGCAGCGGCATCGGTGACGATGCTGTCATCCCAGCGGCAGACAAGATCGTATCTGCCCGCAAGAACGCCCAGCTGCTCTGCCCAGAAATCCAGCAGCGAACACAACTCCTGCAGACTCTGCTGCAGCGCCCCCTGCAGCTGTTTCACGGTGCTGTACAGCCGCTGACGGGATGCCGCCACCTCGGTAGCGGTCAGCACTTTCTGCTGCGGGTCGGACAGGATGCCGTAGGAAAGACCGCAGGCAAATTCCACCCGGCGCAAAAGATCGTTGAGCCCCGCCCGCAGACTTTCGTCACGCAAGGTAGGATTGTAGACCTTGTAAAAATCCGCCCCGGTGTTAAGACTGCGAAAGAGTCTCCGGGTGGTCTGGGGCATTCTGCCGCCGGTCAGATAGGTGGAATCGGCATCCACCGCCAGCTCGCCCCCTTCGTATTCCCACAAAAGACGGCTGTACTGCCGGTCCGCCTCCTCCAAAAGCGCCATGGCCCCCGCACCGATCGAAGCGCCCAGCGGACAGTCCGGCTCTGCCGGATCGCCGAAAGGCATCTTCAGATAGACAAAGAGCGGCGCCAGGCGGTTTTGTACCAGCACTTCCTTTTCCAGATGCGCCCACATCGGGATCGGCGCCAGATCCACCTCACGCCACAAGGCGCCGCCGGCTCCGGCTAAAAAGGCCCGATTTCGCACCAGAACGCCCCGGTCGGTCAGTCGATGCTCCTCCACCCTCGTCAAAGTGTCCCTTCCTCGGCGGATCTGCTCTGCGAAAGCCGCACCGACGATTTTTCCATCCGCGGCGACCTGCAGCGGAAAGAACCGCTGCGCCGGCACCGTCTCAACCGACAGCTCCTTTCCCACAACGCAGGGCTTTAACACCAGACCGCCCTTTGCCACCGCATCCGCCAGACTGCGGCGCAGCAGCTCCTTTACTTTCTGCATCTGGCGGTCCAGATACGCCGCCCGTGCGCCGCCCTGCACCTGCCAGTCCGCCTCTGCCAGCGCCAGACGGGACACTTCCGCCGCCATGGCCGGCAGCAGATCCATACTCTTGACCCGACCGCCGTCCGCCCAGGGCGCCTCGTTTTCGCAGACCTGCTGCCACAGCACCATCGCCTCTTTGCGCCGGTCGGATACCGCCATCGCCTCACCCAGGTCACGCAGCGGCTCCACCGAGCCGGAACGCCACAGCTTTTCCAGCTCATTCATCCATTGATTCCACATTCTCAAAGATTCCCCCTTCTTCTCCACACCGGCTCGGTGGCATAGCGCACCGCATCGATGTGATGGTTGTTTTTGTCCGGGTACCCGGGCAGGACCTGCTCATCCCGTCCCCGCTCATATCGGTAGGCACGAAACTCCTGCAGGGTGTCGGGGCACCGCTGCGGGTCGATGACGATCCGCCGAAGCCCCTGCAAAAAGCGAAACGAATACTCTACGCTGCCGGGACCCTTTACCGCCCCGCGGCAAAATACGCCCCACTGCCGGTAATCTTCCACGCTTTTGGGCTCTGCCGAATCGGCGGTGACCAGCTCTTTCTCCCCCACCGCCTCTTTGACCAGCTTCGCCGTATCCCGGTTGACCGTTTTATAGCAGGTCTTTTCGTAAAAAACATACAGATCCCGCCTCGCCGCATCGTAATGCACCCGGTTAAAAGCCCACGGGTCGGGATAAAACCCCCAGTCCACCCCAGCCATCACCCGATCAAACTGCCGGATCTGCTCCTCGGAGATCTCCTGCGCCGCAATATTGGAAAAAACCTCGTCCCCCAGCCCGCCGATCTCGCCCAGATACTCATGGCGGTATGCCGCCGGATCGGTTTTTTCCAGAAAGGCCGCATCCTCCAGAAACTTCTGACCCAGCCACTCCTTCGGTACCTGCCGATAATCGCTGTGGCAAATGACCCGCCCCGCCTTTGCCCGATCCGCCCATCGGTTGACCCAATGGACCGGCGATGCCGGCGGGTTGTAGCTTTTAAAGCAGAAGAAGGGGCCTTCTCCTCGCAGGACCGACTGCTCCACGCTTCGTACCTGCTCCGGTTCAAACTGATCCAGCTCCTCGAACCACAGCACCCCCGCATAGCCAAAGGGCATCTTGAGGCTCTTGAGCTTTCCCGCGTCATCCATGCCGAAAAACAGGATCTTCTGACCCGTGGGCAAAAACTCCGCCTCGGCAGGGCTGACGGTGAACCGGCACAGATGAGCGATCCCCAAAACTTCCGCCGCCCATCGCAGCTGCGAAAAAACCGATGCGCGGACTGTTGCCCCCACCTTTCGCAGTACCACCCCGTGGCATCTGGGATGCCGCAAAAGACAAAGCCAGATCTGCAGCGACACAAAGCTGGATTTTCCCGACCCTCGTCCGCCCTTTAGCACGAACTCCCCGCCGCCCTGTTTCACCGCCTTGTGTACCGGAAGAAACACCGGCGCCGTCAGCGAGCGGATGGATACCCGCTCCGCTTTATTCCATGTCATCCACGATCACCACCGAAGCGCCCTTTTCCCTGTGCTGCGACTCCTGCAGCATGGCACGGATCTCACGGATCGCCGCCAGATCGCCGCCCAGAGCCTTTTGATAGAGATTCCAGACCATCAGCTGCAGATTGTCCCGGTACCGGGGCGAAAGTCCCGCTTTTCGCAGCATCTCCTTCTTCTCCGGATCGGTGACCGGCGAATCCAGGATCAGCTGCATTCTCGCCGCCAGATCTTTTGCCGCCTGCTTTTCCTTTCGGTTCAGGCGCTTT